CCCTTGCGCATCTTGCCCAATCCATCAAACCCGTCACGTGCCATTAACCGACCTCACTCTCGGGCTGTTTGCCCCATACCGTTTCAGTAATTTGACGCACCTGAGCCGCTGACTTCGCTTTAATGGTTGAAGTATCAGCCTTTTGTACGGGCGGCGTCAAAGAAATTTTGCGAAGACGCTGGATTTCCTCTTCCAATCGGACATTGCGCTCATGCGCTCTATCCAATTCAGATCTCCAATAAGCCTGAGACGAGGTGCGGGCATCGATCATTGTCCGGGTGATAGCCACCTGATGGCGCCAGAGAATAGCCACAACTATGACAGCAGCCGAGAGTGCGATGATTATTGACGTGCAGCCCATGGAGAGCCTTTCTTTGGAGTATTCTGGTGCTTCCACTTCGCCATCAAAACCGACTTCGCGGTCATATCCGCCTTCGGACTCAACGACTCATAGTATTCCTGCGCTCTAATCTCAAGAGGAGCCGTCAACTGAGCTCTGAGCATAGACTTTACAAGATAACGTAGCATGTCGCCATCATCATCTGCATCCGTGGGCGTCTTTAGTACATCCTCTGCCCTGCCTGGGTGCTTCGTGTCCCGGATAAGCATCGGAATCGATTGAATCAGGTTCTCGCAGTCAGCCGAGATGAGAAGCATAGGCGTCTTGACCGAATACCCGCCGCCTTCGTCGTCCCAATCATCGTCTTCGCGCGTTGGGCTCATGCATCCGGCGAGAACATCACAGGTCTTCTTCATCATGGCGTAGAGAAGGCGCCAGCCACCAATCCGATTGTTATCGGCCTGCTCACAATAGGGAAGTCCATTACGACGCAGCTCATCGGCAATGCGCTCTGATACCGAATGACCGCTGGAATTCTTCTCCCATGCGTCCACGCCAAGGAAGTACCGCTGCACACGTCTTTTCTCGTGTTCAGCCATGCTGCCAGCGCACTTGCGAACTAACGCAGTCTCTTCCGAGCCAGATTCTGCGTGTGTACGATAAACCACAACCACATCAACGCTGTCTTGAATGGTTCGTCCAAATACACTCTCAAACAATTTCGGAGGTACCCTGCCGCTGGCCGCCCAGCCTATGGAGGCATTGTGAAAAACTCCGGGATCGTGGGCCATCCACCGCGGCCACCAATTCTGGATCAGAAGCTCTTCTTGGGATCTGGTGAGGATGATTCGGGATTCGTCCCAGACTCCTGCAAAGTATTGGCCAGCGAAAGAGTCAAAGCTGCCAAGTAGGTGTCCAGCCCTAAGACTAGGCGGCAACGCATTAAGCTTTCTCCCCTCTGCCGTTCTGTAGATGAATAAATGAAATCGGCAGCAAAAGAATTCGGGTCCATTTCCTTCGGCTCCATACGCACACTGCTCACCTTTCTTCAGTCCATCCGGAATCGCATAGAATTCCTTGGGGCTAATCCCAAGTGACTCAAACCAAACATAGTTGTCCCATCCAAACAGGTGAACGAACTTGAAATCCTCGGGGTTTTCATTGTCCTTGAACTTTCCCTGAGCAAAGACTCGGCGCAGAAACTCTGTCCCCACCCCGCCAGGATTGAAGAACAAGCCCGTCTTACACTCGCCCATCGGAGCGCCAGGCCAACGGTTACAGGTTTTGATGGTCAGCAGCTCCTGCTCAGAGAACTGCTCTGCTTGGTCCACCATAATGTCATAGAATTCCGGACCCCAGAACTTCTGATCCACTTCCTGCTGGTTCTCGGCAAACATGAAATGGATCTCTGAGCCATTCGGCAGGGTGAACTTCTTCTTGCCTTCATGCCAGTATTCCCGCAGCTCAGGGAACTCTAGGAAATAGCGCTGTACGTGATTACGCTCAAGATCAGGCCATGTCCTGCGGATGATGACGCCATGCGTTCTCGGCCGGTTCTGCCTGCGATCGAGCATGATGCGCCTTAGTCCACCAGACTTGCCTCCGGCTCTCGATCCACCGCCTCCAATCCACGTCGCGGCACCAGGACCAGCCCTGTAGAACATCTGGCCGATTGTCAGTTGCTTTGGCTGGAAGACAAGCTCGATCTGCTTCAATTGGCAAGCTCTTTGACTAAACAGGCTTTCTTCAGTTCATTGATTGATTCGTCGTCCTTGCCGGATATCTTTCCCTCGCTGGGATGAAGGAACTTCCACCCACATACGCAACAGGCATATGTGCATCCATCGTAGAAATCGTGCGCATCATCTCTCCAGACTGTCTTCTGTCCGCAACCCACGCAATAAAGTTCAGGCTCGTGAGTCCATACCGCTCTATACGGCTTACGGGTAACGACTGTATCGCTCATGCCTTGCAGCCTCTCTGATGCATTCCGTTCAGCGCTCCACAGGACGTACAGGACTTTAGTTCGAGACGATGGTATCGAACTGCTTCTTTGCTGGCGGGAGCGGTAGGAGTTGAACCTACAGTTGCGGGTTTGGAGTCCGCTGGTTTGCCATTAACCGACGCTCCCGTATCGAGCTTCCCAATGCAATACTCNCGCAAGGTCAATCTCATCGAAGCTGCCTCCGCCTTTATGTGAGCCATCACATCATCAGGGAAATTGCGGATATTCAAATCAGCCATGTAACAAATGTAACAGATGTTACCGACTGACGATTAGGCTTCCGCTAGTAGGAGCTGTGCCAAATGTGAAGCGCAGCCACCCGCCAGACAGGTTGTAAGCCAGTGTGGTCCCAGCGGGCACAACGCATCCGGACAGGTTCTCGTAGGTCGCACCAGCACCCGCGGCAGTGGGATCCTGCGGTGCTGTCTGTCCTTGGGCCTGTTGGTTGGTGGAGTTGGTAATCATCACTGTGCAGCCTGTCTGATTGGGCTGGGGACCGATCGCTATCTGCTGAGTAGTCGTTATTCCTGAGTCAGTTGCAGCATTGTTCACGAGAGCTTCGTGATTCCCTGGGTAGAGCGCTAGAAGCTGGACTGGCTGAGGAGATGTGATGTAGCTAGGCATGGCTAATCCTTTGATTCTAAAATGGATTTCGATACGAAGTTCAGTCCCACCTCGCCACTATGCTCCTGCTGGATCTTCTCGCCATAGGTTTTGCGCTTAAGCATTTGCATCAGCTTGATTCGAGTATCGATCCTAGTCTTGTTGCGCTGAACACCAGCTGCATCCGTAGCCTCATAATAACCAGACTTCGTAGGAATCTCTACTCTCGGATTCTCATCGGCTATCTCTAAGATTTCATGGGAGAAATGATCTGCGCTCAGCTCTCTCGCTCGCGTGACTTTCTCCGAAAATCCTTCAATCTTTTGTTCCCAATAGAACACAGTAGACACGGCTGGCATATGGGAATCACGGCATATTTTGGTGAGCGGTTCGCCATGAGAGATACGCTCTAGAATCTCATTGGCAATGGCATCTCTATATTTCGATGGGCGACCGGCTGGCATTTGGTGTGAGTTTACCTTGACTTGGCGATGTTGTGCCAGTTGTTTATTGGACCCACGGCGGAATCGTAGCTGATATCGAACATCAACAGTCCTCTGGAGAGGCGCTTGTGATGCTTCCAGAGCTTGTCGGCCACGAATGTGTAAGCTGCTGCCGTGCCTAGGGAATAGCTCAGCATCAGCGGTGTAGATTTGGCAATGAATTGAGGCAGAGACTTCTCTACCAGACATTTGCATGGATCACTGAGCGCTTGGCGGGTCGAGATCGCATCGAGGAGCCTTACAGTGAATTCCCCCGCTACCAGTGAGCGGTTGAGCCTATTGGCAAGGAATGGCTGCGTTACAGGTCGAGCAGGCGTTGTGGTGATGATGGGAGATTCAGGAAGATCCTCACAATTAGCCACTGTCACCGCGAAGATGCTCAGGATTAGAATTGCTGCTGCTTTCCAGTTCATTGGATTTCCTCTTTCTTAGGTGTGTCATGCACTTGGCTTGAACGTGCGGGCGATGTGAGTCGAGAGGGGTAAAGGGATCTTGGCTATCATGGCAGATGCTGCCTTGCGAGAATCGGATTTAGATCCGTAGAGTCGAGACATTGACGATTT